CCATCAAATGGTTCTCCATTACTATCTTTTAATTTAACTTTACTGTCACCATAACCAACTCCATTATAATCTAAGAATTGTTTAGCTAAAATAGTAGATGGCTCTTGAAATTTAAAATCTAATTCAGATAGTATTTCTCCCCTCTCTACATTAAATTCAGAGTAATCAATGTACTTAGATATATCATATCTCTCCCCTGTTCTATAGTAAGCATCTAAAGAATTAACGTAAAAGTCTCCACCCTCTCTACCTATCACAACAAGTTTAAACATCTGAATCAATCCTTTTATGAATTCAGTTATTTCCATTTCGGGGAGTAATTTACTAACCTCAACTGTTGCATCAGCAATTACAGTAGCATTTGTACTTGAATTTTCTATCTGTGTAGTTAGGTTACCACTCGCATCAATTAATGTAGATTTTAATGTTGCTGAATAAGTCAATGCTTCAGTAGGTAATACTTCAAAAATAACTCTTGTATCTTGTGGAATAGGAATTACTGTTGATATTCTTCCAAATCCGCTTCCTATTTGTGGCGGAATTACAAAAACACTTTGTTTATATATTTCATCAGTATCTACATTCCTAACTCTTAAAAGAAATCTATTACCCACAGAACCTAATGCGGGTGTAAGTTTAAAAAACACTTGCATCTCATCCGTAGTACTCCCAACTGTTGGTGTGTAAGTTGCAATGTCAGTAGTAGTGTCTAACCAAGTTCCATTTGTAGTACTCCAATCTATTTTGTTAACTTTATTCCCTAAAGCTCCACCCTCTAAGTCAGGTGATAACCACATATATAAATCATCAAACTCTGTGGTGTCAAAGAAATCTCTACTAAATGTTATAGGGTATTTATCTTCAATAGCATTTATTATTTCTATAGTTTTTAATGACGGTCTAAGTTCTGTGTGTTGCAATCCTGAACCATTACCCAAAGCAGCTATATTTCTCAACAACACATCCCCATTGTTATCCAATAAATCACCTTCAAGTGGGTCTGAATTATAAAACATTCCTTTCTGCGACATAGGTGTATATATTACAGAGTTGTTAAACAATCCAAGCTCTAATCCTTCTCTTACTTTTGTTGAAGTGTATTCGTGGTCAAATGCAGATAAGTCTAAATCCCTTAAAACATCCTTCCCTAATATCTGTTTTAGTGACGCAGTCTCACCAAAGAAGTTAATCTGATACGAATCAGCTACTCCCTTAACCATTTTAACGCCACGTAAGAGCCATTTACCACTTCTGAATGGTACGCCATCAATATCAATAGTTCCTTTAACACGAGTTCTTGCATCAAATCCTCCATCAATCGTAGCATTATACCAATGTTTAAATATCTTATTGTTTCTTTTAGATGTAGGAACTGTAAAAGTCTTAGAATAATCACCTGTATTCTTAGTTATATCCTGTACATCTAACACAGATGAAACTATTTCAACAGATTCATCGGCATATTGGTCTATTAATTGCCCCTCTATAAATAAATTAACCATTTATATGTTGTTTATTTCGTTATAACTCTTCTCGAACTTCATAGTATATGATACTAATCTCTCATTTTGTCTTGTTTTGTACTTAAATGACTTGTCAACTATGTTTAAAGGTGTAGGAATTCCGTCAATATATGACCATATTCTCTCACTTAATAGCATTTGTTTAACAACTTCATTGTTATCTTCATCAATAAATCCTGTTTCAGCAGATATAGCAGTCCTTGCTTGTACATTATGTCTAACAAACTGATGGTATCCTACAGAAGCCTGACCTCTATTGGTTTCAAAGTGATTGTCAGTTATAGTTATTCCCTCGTCCTGTCTCTTAAAGAATGTAAAAATTTGATTAGCACCGTCTTTATTCTGAAATATAACATCTAAAGGCGTGTATTTGCACTCATTTACTATGTCTAAGATAGTTGTTGAGGTTGCTGAAGTAGTATCGTTAGTATTGGTTATAGTAACAAACTCATCGTCTGATGTATCGTTTAAATCAATCCAAAGATTAACAACTTTATTATCTGAATCGTCAGTAGTTCCAATATTGAACGTCTCATTTAATTGTGAGTCAGGTGAAGATACAGCAGTTATAGTTAGTGTATCTGTATCGGAAACAACAAAAGGATAAATAAAGAACCCTGTTCTACTCACCTTGTAGTCTTGTGCTTTTAATAATATATCATCAGTAGTAGTATCATAGTTCTTACCTTCGTTTCCGTAAGCATAACCTAATGTCATAAAGTCAATGGCTATATCTTCTTCAGTAGTTAAATCATCATACTTAACGAATGTTCTAACCCACATTTGATTCTTACCGTCTATAATTTGAGTAGTCTCAGCAGGATTAGGAAATGGTTGTTTAAACTCTATATAGTCTTGAATGATTGCGTTAATGTTTATCTCGTGTGTTGTAGGGTCTGACTGTGTGTTAACAAAAGTAATGTCATAAGTATTAACCTTAACATTAGAATTACTACCGTCATACTCAGTAATCAAGCCATCCCACACTTGAACAGTCAATGTATATTTACTGCATACAACTGAAGTAGGATTTGTGTATGTTAAATTTGTAGTTATGTAATATGGACTTAATGCTCTTATCATCTTATTTAATTGTTATGTTATCGTTGTTTTCTATGATTTCATCTAAACTTTTCTCTATTGCATTGTAAGACGCTTGTAATATCTTTTCTTCTAACTCTTTAGTTTCAGTATCAAAAGGGTCGTTAAAGAATGATGTCGTCTTTAAACCTCTGTGAAACACACTATTAGCAATCGCAAACTGTCCGCTTCTTTCTGATGTATATCTGCTGAATGCCGATGGTGGTGGCATCTTCTCTCTATACTTAAACTTATTGTTAGTTACTCTACGCTTTACCCAATTACTTCCATCTGCTTTTTGACCTCCTACACCTTCAACTCCGTAATCCATATACTCCCAATAGTCTGCTATCGTTATAGCTAAACTTACTGAGTTCTCATTAACCTTAGATTTAGACTTCATACCATTGTATAAATGTCCTTTAGAGCTAATCTTAGAGGTTTTTATGTTCTTCTTAGCTTGTGTAACTATATCTTTACCTAATACAGTTAATACTTTCTTTATTTCTATTTTAAGCTTAGACATTTGTACATAGACTTACTTCATATATAGGCATTTCAACATCAAAAGACATTGTCCATCCGTCATATATGTTAGCACCTGCGAAATCTATTTGATTAATAGTAGGGTTATCCGATGCAGTTATATTATTTTTAGCAAAATCTCTATTCATTTTAGTCCAAACTGCTGATAATGAAGACAATGTAGCGTTATGATTGTCTACACTATTGTCATTATCCCAAAACTTATCATTTACATTCTCCTTATTAATCATTCTAATATCAACACAAGTTAATTCAATACTAAATAGAACTGTCGCTGTAGACGTTAGGGAGCCTTCTAAGGCACTTATATTAAATATTGGGAATATATTACCTTTTTCCCAATCAAAGTCCTCAGGAACTCTGTTAAGAACTGTAGTGATGTATTCATCTTGTTCTACTAATTCCTTAATGTATCTTAATAGTTGACTATATGCGTTCATATTATAATTGTGTTACGTTTTTACCGCCTTTTTTATTTCTTAATCCTTCCTCCATCTTACGCTTATCTAATTTATGTGCTAATGAAACGTGAAATGTATGCATTGGTAATTCAGTTATTGCATCTATTTTTAACACATCTCCGTCTGCCATCATATCTAATGTTGGATACCATCCCCACTTTTCGAAGTAAGGGCTCGCTTTAGCTTCAGAGCCTCCTGAACGGACGCTATATATTTCAGGGTATGTATTTGCAATTCGCTCGATAAAAGGCAAAAAAAAACCAACATACCATTAACGATATTCATAGGTGCTTGTTTCATTGCTTCAGCATAATCACTATTTGCAGTATAAGACTCAATTTCATAGTTACCAAAAGCGTCTGACAGTATGACAGGTCTAAATAATATAGCCATTACCTTATGCAATGTTTCAGGGCTTGTTCCATAAGATGATAAATCTATATATTCCCCTGCACTAATTTCATCTAACTTTGGTATCATTCCGTATTCAATACCATTTAGAGTGAATCTATTTTTAAACTCAACATCTAAATCCAATGCTTTGTTAATTTGCTTTACAATAGTGTCATAATCCCCAACATCCATCAACTCAACTTCACGCCTTTTTAGACCCGTGAACAATACAACAATCCTTTTAGTCTTATCGAATTCGCTTATATCTTCACGTCTTACAATAGACAAATACTTTTGTGATTGCTCTAAAGTAATGTCGCTTATATCTTCAGGTAATGTTATTTTAATACTTTCTTTCATATACTATTTAAACGTATTTCTGTGGTGTATTGTTATTTATCTTATTTCTATCTTACCGTTACCCATTAAAGTGTAGGAAACTGAGTACCTTAGGGCGTCTAAAAGGTGGTTATAGTTGTCAATTAATGTACCTGATTTTTTATGACTGTAAGCATAGTTATTTAATTCTTTTGCAAGGTTTAAACTCTCAGGACATACAACTAAATCGTAATCTTGTATTAAAGCAATACCCGCATTAATAGAACCTGCTCCTTTTTTAGCTCCAACTATATTACACTTTTGTTTCCGCATTTCATCAATCATTCTCGGCTCTGCGCTATCCGCCACAACTAAGTTTTTACCACAAGTTAATAGTACTATATTGGCGGTATCTGTAGTACTTATTCCTGTGTTATACATATACTCCTTAGCATAGATTATCTTTTTCTTTTTGTCTATTGCTACACCTATTAACGTTGTAGGGTCATTAGTAAAGCCAAAATCCATCCCATAGGTAACTTGTAATTCATTGGGGTTATATTCTCCCGTACTCCAATCACTAAAAACAACTCCTTCTGCGCTATCCTGCCATCCTCCTAATATCTCAAGCAGGTATTTTTTTGGTCTATCACGCCTCATCCTATCCATATTCTTAATAAAGGACTTAGAAACATTCGCTTCATTGTCCTTATATGTAGTATGAATATAAGTAGTATCTCCCTTAGTAGTGTTGCTACCACCCGTAACGCCTGCTTGCTCAAAAAACCTCTTGTAAATCCAATGCTCCTTTGTTGCAGGATTCATTACTAATATAACCCTGTTTTGAATTCCTTTTTGTCGTACTGATAAATCTATTTTGTCGAATGTATCCTCATCCACTAACTCTTCAGCTTCCTCAACTACAAAGGTAGTGATACCCTGTAAGGATTTAAGATTTGCGCTTTGGTCACCTGATGAAGTTTTAATACCTCTAAATAATATCTTGCTTCCTGTAGTCTTATTTACAATCTCATTCTTAGTTATATGGAAATACTCCTTTAATCCAAACAATTCTATCTTCTCGAGGAATTCAGGGATAATACTTATTTCGGCTGATGTCATTGTATAACGTGTGAACAATATTTTATGTCCGCCCTCACAGGTTAATAACGTTAATAGTGATGCAATACTAAAAGATTTGGAAGACCCACGCCCACCTGTCACAATATAGTACCTGCTGTCTGTTTGCGTAATAGGCGCGTATTTAGGGCTTATTACTACGTTTGGTTTACCCTTATTCATCTGTTGAGGTTTCATCTGTTACATCTATAGTCACATCATCATCAATACCGAAACCTATTAAGTTTCTGAAATCAATACCTGCTGACAGATTGGCAGATATTTCAACCTGAGCTGTAGGTTTAACTGTTGAGTACTCCAATAATAGTTTCCCTGCTTGTATGTTACCATCTATTGCTTCATTATATAACACCCGAAACACCTTACCTAATTCATCACGTGACAAATTGTCCTGCATTACATCCTTAAATTGATTTTTCCGTCTATCGTTTGGGTCTAAACTTTTAGTTGAATGCCCGCCATTGTTAGCCCTCTTATCAATTTTCTTTATACCTTTATCCATTTTAATAGAAATTATATATTAATTATCTTATAATAATAAACGTAAAAAGTATATTTAATGTTATTTCTTATTCTAATGATGTTTTAACGAATATATAAAAGTATATGGACACAATATATACAAAGTTCCTTAAAAGCTCTTAAAACGCTTCTGTGTGACTCTAAAGCATAAAAAAAGGGGATAACAAATTAATGCTACCCCCCTTTGGACTTATTCTATTTTAAACTAAACTATTTTTCTTTTATTTACTTACTTACCCTTTATTATCTAACAATGTATTTAATATCTGAATATCCTCATTTTTACCATCCAATCTTTTGTATAAATCTCTAATGTCCATCAGCAAAATATGGTTATATGTTTCTGTTTCGTTTAGTTCTGATTTTAAAATTAACAGTTCATTATCTTGTTGTTCAATGATACCTTCCAAATCTAACAATGTATCCTCATATTTTTTTCCCTCTAAATAGTCAACCCGTTTTTTTAATGCCACGTTTTTATCTACTAAGTTCCCGATTAATACGTCTTTTTCTTTATGTGTCATAATTATATTTATTTAAGTTACTGATTATTAATGTTTTATCTTTTTACCTTTGTATTTTACCCCTTGTTAACTCCTATTCTCATTCATATTTTCAAATATTGATGCAAATACAGCTATCTCTATATTACTATAAGACGTAGTCGAATCTGCATCAAAATGACAACAATTCGGACATTATGTCAGGTTAAAACGTTTCGACTGCCAAACTGTCACAATCGGTTAGTTGTTCCTCATTTAGTAAATTAGTGATGTCTACTCCATTAACTAAAACTGTATGAGTTTCATACGTATCATTGTAAGATTGTTCGTTATATCCACCGCTATAGGCTTGTATATAGTCCCCCTCTAAATCTAATTTAATCCCTTTGTATTTTATTGTGGTGTTCATAGTTATTTATTTTAAAAAGTAGTTAATATTAAAGCTTTGTTGTTCCCCTTTGAAATTTGGTTCATATATTAACGCTCCAAAAGTATTATTTTCATCATCCTTTAATTGCATTGCTATACAAATTTGGTTCATATGTGTACACCAATTTTCGACCAATGGAACCATACTTGTAATATCTGCTTTTGTGTCAAATGTTAAAACTATAGTTGGTTCAGGTACTCCATTATAAACCCCGTTTAATTCTCTTATATGATAATCCTCAAAATATCCGCCTTGACGGGCATTGTTTATTAATTCCACAGTTTTACTATAGTTATTATCCCTCAATCCAATGTTAATTGTGTATTTCATCTTTATTTTATTTTAGTTGTTAATATTTATTTTCAGTTCCAATATATACATAGTCTGAAACAATTTTATTTTGGTCAAATTCACTGTTATAAACTACATTTTTACCCACAAATTTACCGTCATACCAATGTACCCACTCCACAAATTCATACATGAAATCGAAATTTGCTCTAATATACCCATTAATACTTGACTGCATATAATTAGGCAAAGTAGTGTATTTTTGATTTGTGTAAACCATTAATTTAATTGATTCACATATTTGGCCGTGGTTTCTTTTTTCCTTCCTTGCATATTTGAATATATGTTTTATATCATTTCTTAAAGTTTCACTACTGTTTAACTTTTGCTTCCAAGTTGTGTTTTTTGTTTTTTTCATCTTTATATTATTTTAGTTATGATAAGTTATTTTTATTGCGTCAAAATATTTAATTATATCGTTATAAGATAGCTTTGTGTATATTGTTTTTTGTACATTATTACTATCTAAAATAGTTACTTTTTGTGCCATTATTTCTGAATTGTTTAACATTTTATTTTATTTTTAGTTGTCATATAAGTTAATATTAAAATCTATATTCATTTCGTCAAAATCTAAATTGTTGTAGTTATCGTTAATACTGTTTACTGCGTTGATATATTGATTATTCATAATATTATTTTTTTATTAATTTATTGTTAATTTAATTCACTTATTAATTTAAAATCTTCCCCCCAATTATCGCATAAAAATATATACTCATTTGCCTCACTTGCTGAACATATAACATTCCATCCGTTTGATATTAAAATCTTGTAAGCTTGCTCTTGTATGTCTCCGTCACCGTAGCTATACGAAAATAATTTGCTTTGTGTAGAATCATCATTATACCTTTTTGGCTCGTATATTTTTACCTTTGCGCCTCTGTGGTTTGTTGGGCTGATAAATTTCATTTTTATTTGTCTTAAATTTTGTACTTGGGATGCTTTCATAATATTATTTATTTTAAAGTTTTTATTAAATTTTGTGTTTTTTCTATTGTATCGAAATTATGTATTTCGTTTTTTGTACTAAGTTCAATTAAGTACTTATTTAATGCTGTTAATACTATATCTTTATTTGTCATAGTTAAAATATAATGTTTGAAGTTGTTAATACTTTAGTAGTGATTGAGATTAGCAAAGGCAAAATAAAAACTATTGCGATTGATAAACCTACTTTTGTCGTTTTGTCTAATTTTTTAAATGTTTTCATAATATTAAGTTTTAAGTTAGTAATTATTTACACCACTAAAAGCCCGTATAAACTAATATACGGGCCTTTTAAAACAGTTTCTTTAAAACTGCGAATTCAAGTTGTTTTAGTCCCTGATTTGCTTTTATTCACGTTTACGCTTGTAGCAAAAAAGTTGTAAAAAGAGTCCTTGTGACCCAACTAAGTTTTTAAGGAAACAGTAAAAAGAAAACTTATAAACTTTCTACTCTGCAAATCTACGGAAACATATTAATGCAAACCTAATTTATACTATAATTTTAACATAACTTTAACATATTAAATGCTAAACGCCTGATAATCAGTAAACTAAAATATGAGGTTGAAGATATATACCTTTTATAATATGGTAATGCGCGCACGTCTACAACAATTAATTTAATAAACCTAATTATTTTTATATAAATATGCAAATTTTCGACTACTGAACTTTCTCAGAAAAGATATATACTTATAAAGCAGGTATAAAATAGAGCGCTTAAAAGGGCTTTAAAATCGATTTACGGAGGTGTAGAATTATTTTTACTATTTTAACATTTTTTAACACTAAAAGTTTTTTTATTCCATTTTTTTTTAAGTACTTTGCGTTGGCGCCTTAGAATGAGATGTTAAAGTTTTGTTAAATACTTGTTTATTTATAAAAATATTTGTAACTCGCGCGCCCGCCCGCCTGCACGATACGAAATATAGTTTATATCCTATCTTTATTTTACCACCTTTTTATTATTATCATCGTATGTTTGCCACGATGAAAAAAGCCCCTACAAAAATAAATTAACAATACAAAATAAAATGTATTAAAACTTTGAATATAATTATTTTTTAATATCAAAGGATTTTAACATAAATTTAACAATGTATTTTTTTGAGGGGAGGGCATACCAAAACACCCCATCACGCCTTTTTAAGGAGAGCAATGGGATGCTTAATCGGTCACGCCTTTTTAAGGAAGGAGTAAGTATGTTACCTATCACGCCTTTTTAAGGACAGAGTATAGGATTTATTTCGCTCACGCCTTTTTAGGAGGCTCTTCAGGTGTCAAAACTTCAACTATCTTTTCTTGATTGTGAGCTATGTTATCAACTAATATCTTTAAGTTGTTCAACCTATTCTCTAATTCCTTCACTCTATTCTTTAGTGTGATTGTCTTTACATTGTTTACTATCTTCATATCTTATTGGTTATGGTTATTATATGTTCTGTCTAAATCAGACATAGCTTCTTTAACTCTTCCTTTCAAAGCACATTGAGTACATCTTACTTTAGCCCACTTACGATTGTATATCTTTGTGTATAGGGACATTAAGTATTTAACCTCATCAGCTTCTAATCTACCCTTCTTCCTTGTGTTCATAAACAATCCGTACTCTGTATGCTCTTCATCAGTCATACATCTTACTTGTTTCCGTCCCCTTGGTAATAGGTTGTTAAGCTTCTCTCTTCTCTCATCACATCCGCAATCAACACCAAGCACATCAGACACTTTATCTACTACTGCTTTAATACCTGTAGCTTTAGTGAATGCCTCTACGACGTCTCCTAAGCCCTTTATTTCTTTTTGTGATGCAAACTCTTCCTTCATTAATCTAAACTCCTTAGAACGTCTGTCACCTTTGTAATTCTTTAAATCCTTTTTAGTTATCATATCTATTTCTTTTTAGCTTTACGGATTTTCATATTCTCATTATTATACAACTCTTCTTTAGCATCTCCTAATACTGAATCAAAGCCTTTATGCATCTCACGATATATGAATCCGTAGTTGATATCGTATATGCTTTCTATCTCTCTTAATGAACGGTCATAACTCTCAGCTATAAACTCCTGCTGATGATAAGGTAAATCGTTTATCTTATCTAACAACGCTTGTTGTTCATCGTCTGCTTCAAATATATTGGTATCATCTTTAACGTCCATACCTTCTATTATTCCAACAGTCCTGTTCTTTATGTATCTCTGACTAACACTATCTATAAATATTGATTGCATTGTTTGTGTAACGTAATAAGAATTCATATCCTTATCTTTATCCATTAACTTTAAATACATATCCTGAACTAAATCATCCGCAGTAGCTCTATTCTTAGTGATGTTAAATGCAATCTCTCTCCACTTAACATCGTGTTCTGCTAACTCGTTTATACCTTTCATATTATAACATTGGGAATTTAGTTCCACCTTTATAGTTCTCCATTAACATTGGTACAACGATAGCCTCCTTGCCACCTAATACAACACCGCAAGATATTGCAGGCTTCTTTCCTGCCTTAGCGTATCCGAAAGCATAAGCTTCGTGGTCTATTCCACATCCTACTTGCATTCCAAAAACTCTGTTCTTCCTACCTACAACATACTCAACGTAAGACTGTGTATGTAAGTGACCTTGTACTACTGACTGCAAATCATTCTTACACTTACCTCTTGCTGTACCTCCTTCACCGTGAGCGTATAAAACACCATCGTGTTCCATCTCTGTGTGGAACCTCCAATTAGGAACTTGTAACACATCATTGTAATCTCTCATCCATTCTTTAGGTATTCCACCTGACTGAGCTTTTCTCATAATAAGGCGTGAATGATTTCCGATTATAACATCTACATCAGGAAACTCCTTATAGTAACGTGCTAATCTTTTGATAGCAAACTCAAGCTCTTCGCCTCCACCCATACCATTCGCATCGGTTTCGTGATAGGATGAGTAATGATGGTCAAGCTCGTCGCCAATATGTATAACCTTATTACAATCATACTTGTTGTATGTGTCAACCAAGAAGTCTAAGTAAGTGTCTAAATCGAATGGACAATGTGTGTCTCCTATTATCAATACTCTACTCTCATCTTGATTAGCTCTCGACTTCTCTAATGCCGCTATCTCTTTCTTACTTAATCTATATCTATTGTTTCTCATTGCTTATAAAATTAAAGGGGCGAAGCTACTAACCTCACCCCTTGATTTATTGTTTGATACTAAAACGGTAAGTCGTTAGAATCATCTTCACTTGAATCACTTGAATCACCTGCTTCACGTTCACGTTCTGCTGTTGATACGTTATCATCTGATACCCATACAACTTTTCCATTACCTAAATAAATTTTAGGATTCTTAGCTTCTCTGTCCTCTTGTGATTGAGAGATAGCAATACTCGCATTGTTACCATACTTAGTCTCGTCGTTCTGAAACAAAGTTAAATTGATGTAAGAACCTTTCTTACCTTTAACGATTAATTCTTTAGGAATCGCTTCTAAATTGATACTGAAATTTGTTATTGCACTCATAATTTAATTGCCTATTTTTATAGGACTTTTATTTAACCGTCCACTTCATTGTGGAACATTCGGCGTTACTACAAAGATATGTATTATATCCTTTACTCTTGATAATACTTATTGAAAGTTATTAACTTAAAAACTTTACTGCTAATAATAATAATGTTGGTGAGAATGTGAATACTGCATCCATTGCATTCGGTGTGCTGAATCTCATCTTAGCATCTACAATCTCTTTAAGGATTGATACGAATATCATAAACCCTACTGCTTCCATTGTTGTTCCCCATATTACTAATGGTGTTGCTATAATACTTCCGTAGAAGAAATGTAATAGCTTGTCATTTGGTACTGATGCCATAACTGATAATACTCTTTTTAATACTTCTTTCATCTTACTTATTTATTTAATTGTTTGGGATTATTCCCGATTATTAATATTCTATACACAAATAGTCTCCTACTTCTGCGTTAATCCAAACTGAAAACATAACGTGGTGTCTTGTTCCATCTATGAAAACAATCTCATTGCCATTCCTGTCTATGTCCCATCCTGTTACTGTACCGCATTGGTCTTCAGGAGTGCAACTAAACATTGCTATTGCTAAACCCATTAGTAATACGATTTGAAATACTTTGTTTTTTATCATCTTTATTTATTTATTGATTATTAATTCTTTGCAAACATACGAAACTTATTTTAATCTCGCAAGCTTTTTCTTATTTATTTTTAAATGCTGATAGGGAACATAACTATCTAATCAATCGCAACGACCAAATTTTAAAAGATTCGACTCGCTCATTCCCTAACTAACACTTATAAAAGAAGCTCCTTTCACATTACAACAACCACGATTTAATATTAATGGTTACTCCCTTTTTACTTTAAGGTAACTCAAGGGAAGAATGGCTAACCCTTCTACAAATTTTAATCCCTCCCAAGTAGTCCCTATGTTATTATCTGTCTGTGTATTCTGTTATCCATCTGAACCTTAATCTCTTAACCTCAGCTTCGTATTCTTCTTTTGTTAATGAAGTGAATCCACTATGCCAAAACCTTCTGTGTAATTCTTTTATCTCTTCTAATACTTTATCTCTCTTATTCATTACATTCCTACGTTTATTATTTCAAATACTTCTTTTCTATTATCATCTTTACGTTTCCATTCGAAACTCTTTAGTACCAATGAAGCTCTCTCATCATATATCCTTCTATCTTCTTCAGATAACTCTCTGTACATCTTCTCGTTGTTAGTTAGAACTTGACAATCTATATCTCTAATCACGTCCTCCTTAATCTCTTCACCAAAGAACTCTCTGTAGATATTCATATAGAAATCATCTCTCTCTAATAATGGGAATACATTGTTTCTTGTATGGATTACAGTAGCGTGACTCTTTCCAACTATCTTCCCTATTACATTCATTGATGCTCTTGTATCTTTTAACGCTATCTTATAATACAATGCTCTTGCATCAGTTACATCTGTTTGTCTTGACTTTGCAAGGATGTCAGCTCCCGTTCTTCTTGTTACAAATTCTACTATCGTTTTTAATCTATTTTCGTTTTTCATATTGCTTTATTAGTGAGGTGCAAACATACAAAATATATTTGACATAAAGTGTTAAAGAAATGTTAAAGTATATTTAATTTTAATTGGAAGTATGTTTTTATGAATGCTTCTCTACCTTTAGCTTTATATTTCTTAGCAAAAGCCTTGAACACCACTCTAATCATTCCGTACTCAGATAGACCTTGCAAGTTCTTTTCGCACCAAGACTTACCTAAACCCTTAACTCCTTTGACATTATCAGATGAATCACCGATTATCATTTGAGACCAAAAGTTAAAGTAAGCTTCTTCTTTAGATACCTTAATGAACTCCTTCTTACGATAGTTATATATAGTTCCTTCAAACTGCATATAGTCTTTATCAATACTAATAATGACTGCTTTGTCTTTACCGTACTGTAACATAAGTTTAGCAACGATGTCATCTGTCTCTACAAAAGAACGGGTAACTACATCTAAATTATCTTTAACATATTCTATTAATGGAGCTAAGAACTCAGGCTTTATCGAATCTTTTCTATTGGCTTTATAAGTATCGAAGATGGTGGCTCTGTAGTTATGTCTACAGAACCCTACGTTAATCATCTTTACACTACCATACCTAACTTCCATATTATATACAACGTCTTTATACTTACTCCAAAAGTTATCTATAGCTTCATCTAAATCTTCTGCATTATAAGTAGCTTCATAGACTACGCTATCAATATCAAATATTCCGTAAGTTATCTTATTGTAAATCATAATTTATTTATATGTATTAAATTTGTGTTTTCCTTTATATCCTTTTTCGTGATAACTCCTCTCTAAATTAAGAGCGTCTTGTCTTTCAAAAAACCTTCCTAAAACTTTGACTTCAGAAACATCTTTCCCATTACCTTTGTGTTTCCACAACCTTCTTTTTAAGTCCTCTGTAGTCCCTACGTAGTTTTCATTTACAAGCAGGTAAACTAAAGGAGGGTGCTTATCTTTTTTTGCTTTAGCTAAATCTGTTATTTTTTTTCTACCTAAAATCTCTTCTCTGTTTTCTTTGTGATAAGCTCTACTCTCTGCGTTCCGTTTATCTTTGTTTTTTAAATGGTATCTTTGGTGCTTAGTCAACCCATCGTTTATCTTAACTCTTGACATTGTACTTGCTTAAAGGAGCTTCTCCTGCTAATTCTAACTCTTTCTGTAGGTTTGCAGCTGCTCTCCATAAAACCTTTGTGCTGTGTCTTACTCCGTCCGTATCCATAGTTCCTGCTTGTAACAAGTGTCTTGTTAAGGCGTCTAACTCATCACCACTCTTATCTCTATGCCATTGAAGAGGTTCGTCAGGAGCGTGTTGTTGCTGCCCTGCAAAACTGCATCTTGCTAAATCATTGATTGCGTCAGGAAAGTAATTAAGAACTCCACTAAATACAGGAGTATTCTTTCGAGCTTGTGCTTCATCTTCTTTAGGATGACTAATGAACTCATTCTCTAACTCACCACAAGTACAATCACTACACATTCCATTACACACCGATTCTTCCTCCACCATCATATCTCTTATTGACATACCTGAGTTATTAGCGATATACTGATTCCATTCATCTTCCATATACTTATCTAAACTATTCATATCTTATTATTTTTACAATCTGATTGTGTTATACAATTACATCCAAAACATTCTTCTTCTCCATCAGGAAGAAACTCAGCGTGTTCTTTGCAGTCAGAACAGATACCCGAGTAAGGCATCCATTCATTAGCGCTGCAACAGTTACTCATCATTAAGCTTGACGTTTAAATGATTCTGACTCATCTTGACCAAATACACCTTGTTCGTATAGACCCGTCATTTTAAGTGTTGCTCTTGACAAGGCTCTCTTTTCTGCGAGCTCAATTACATACCAACTATTTGTACTCCCATCTTTAAACCCTGCTCCTTTCAATGCTGAACCAAATGTTTCAATAGTCTTCTCACCTTTCTTAGCAGTAGCCTTTATAACTGCGAAGTTAGGTTCACTATTAATTACTTCATAAGTGATATCAATCTGCTCTAAAGCACTTACCTTCTCGATTCCTGACCTTGTCAAAATTATATAATGTTGATGTTTAAAGACGTCAGCCTTTGTTAAATCATACTTTACATACATCTCTTTTAATTTGTTAACTTCCATAGTTTATATTATTTATTGATTATTAAAATTAAATTCTTTTTTAGTTCCGTGATTCTCTCTCCATATTTCTAAAGCTACGTCTTGCTCTTTAGATGAGTTATGAATGTGAAGCTTCTTTTCATCTGCACATTTCTTCATTGTAATAGGGTTTCTGTTTGTTAGCCAAAATCTGTGGCACTTTGTTTCTTTCATATTAGTTATTTAAAAGTTTAAGTCTTAATATCTCTTTTCTTAGATTCTCAGCAGTCTCACTATCAGCAGGATAGTATGCTAAATCATTTTGTAATTGTTGGATAATCTGTTTTGATGTCATATTTATATTTTAGGTTATTTCCTTGTGAGGTACAAACATACGACTTATTTTCGACGTGACCTAATTCTTTAACAAAACTTTAACATATTATTTAATATTTTAACACAGTCAATACACTCGAGTTACTATCTCTATCGTAGTAATACATAGACTCTATGTCGTTAGCAGAACCTTCTCTTGGTTTCCTTCCTCCATCTCTTTTAATCCCCTTAAGCTTGTTCAGTTGTGCGTAAGTTATTCCATCTTCAAATGCCCATATTATAATCTTAGCACCTTTTACTTTCATTATCTTATTATGCTTTCTTTCAGCTAAAGGCAAGTCAGAGATGTCTTTTAACAACCTCTTCCTTCCTTTTACTTCTGCCACCCCTATAACAGTACCATCTTTTTTCTTTATCAAAAAGTCCAAATCATAATCCCCCAACTTCTTGTAGACATACCCATACTGTATTGTGAATAATTTTATAGCTTTCTCTTCCCTATCTAAATCCTCTTGCGTTTCAAATCTCTTTGTTTTTTTATCTTCTGTTGAAAATATCTTTATAATAGTATCTAAACCTGACTTCAATCTTTTGTCAGACCTGCTTACTTCCTTGAACCCTAATGTGTTAACCCCTGTATCTCTTTTTTTCATAATTATTTTATTTAGTTATGTAAACCAATCCTAATGACAATACTGTTATGATAATCATTGTTGCAATAAATTTAATTGTTTCTTTCATTTGTTTTATATAAATAATTCATATTGGAATGGCTCTATGCCATCTTCTCTATTCTTTTTATCTTCTGCTTTAACTCCATCTAACCAATCTAAAACATTTTCTCTTTCTATATACTCAGTAGATTTTATCACAGGTAAAAGATTATTACTTACTGTAAACTTCTTTCCAACAAACTTGTCAGTCTCTATCATAGGAATAGCTGAATATAAATCTATCTTAGAGGATGTTCTTGTACTACGACCTCTACCAATAGTTTGACTAATCTCAGCTTCTGCAATCTTAACTTCAATTTCTGCTAAGTTCTTATCTTCAAATGTAAACAAAGTAAACTCGTGATGATTAGTCCTTACTGTCTGCTTAGACTTTTCTGTTGAAGCATAAGGAATATTAAGTAAAACTGCTTTAATTATTGTTGACTCACTTGGAGCTATTGGAGTACCAACAACAGATATATCCTTACCTTTAAACGAATCAATTCCTAACGTATTACCAAAATAATACTCTTGTTGTTCCTTACCTTTAAAACTGCCTGAGTAAGCCTTGTATGTCAAAACTATATCACTATCTACCGTTGGAAAATCTCCTTTGCCTAACGTGCTTCTTGAGTAAGACTTTGTTGTATCTTGCTTAATTGGTTTAACATTAGACGCAGTACCTGAATGAAAGAAATCATAACCATCCTCTTTTGACAATAATCTGTCGTAAAAGTAACTATCAGCAGACGCACTCAACACAACAACCTTGCTAAAGCACTCATCAAACCCTCTAACATTGCCAAAGTGATAAGAGGATACAGAGTTCCAATTAGTAATCTGAATAGCATAGTCAGCCTTAATTAGCTTAATGAATCCCGCAGTACCTTCTATCTGAGATAATCTTTCGAATAGATTAGTTCTGTTCTTATATCTTATCTGAGTTTTAAACGTTCCTACTTGTCCGTCAACCAAGTCTGTAATCTCTAATCGTATGTTTAACATATCATAATAAAAATCCTTAGTAGACTGAACTTTAGAATTCTCTCCATCACCTATTAAATTCAAAACATTGTCAATCACTCTATTGACTTTAGCAGTAGTAATTGAAGATGTAAACATTAACTCTCCCATAATATCCTCATCAAATATAACAGTATCTTTGTTAGCGAATAACTGTGGAGCTAACATAACTCTTGTGTGAGTTGTTAAAACAGTCACCTCAGACTCATAGGCTATCGCTAATGCACTTTTAAACTCAGAAGCAACTTGACTATCAGAAAAAGAATATTCGATGTTAGAAACGCTCCTACCGTTTGCAACGTCATCTATTAAATTATTAGCCATCTTACTTTCTCCTATAGACTGAAGTGTGTTGTATCTTCTGTTTAAAGAATCTGCACTAAACAATGGTGGAGCAGGAGTAACCACATAAGGTAAATTCTCTGAATCCATTCTCTCTGCAATTTCATCTTTTAGTCTGTGATTAGGTAAAGCTAATATAACATTATCAACATTAATCATTTGCTTTGTCTTTCCTGTTCCTGTAGGAGCATTTATAATTGATACTCTGTTCTTAGACTTGAATGCGTTCTCGAAATGAGATTTAAACTTACTTGCAACAACATCAATAGGTTCTTTTACAATCTCTCTAATTTGAGTTACAACTACTCTGTTCTTATTATCTAAACTTAAAACATTTGTATAACTACCTGAAATCTTAGAATCGAAAGAAGACATAGATTCGGGATGTTGGTAACCTGCATTAGGTATTCTTCTTAACAAAGCGTAATCATCTCCATTGTAATCTCCTCGCTCATTCATTTTTAAACTTACATATTTCAAACCACCTCTAACAAACATCATATTTGAAATCAATGCTCTTAACTGTAAATATTTTAAATGAATAGTTCCTTTGTCAAATCCGTTAAACTGTTTTGAATTTTTACAAGCTTCATCGAAGTCAAATTGTTGTAATTTCTGTTTTGATGCAGATTCGGCTATCTCTATATTACTATAAGACGTAGCTGTATTTGCATCATTTTGTGATATATTTAACTTTTTGATTGTTCGAGTGTGATTGTTTAAAGCCTTGTCTTTATTGATTAAATCAGCAATCGCTCCTTTTATGTCATTCCAAATATTAACCCTTCCATTTATCACTTTTGGCTCAGTTCCCGCATAAAACATCCTCGATAAATCTTTAGTTGCACCATCAGAACCTCCAATTTTAATTAAAGTATTCATTACATTTTTAAACAAAGATGGGTCTTCTATAATCGTATCAAGAACAATTACTAATCTAAACTTGCGGAACTCCTTCTTATTAGAAAAAGAATTATAAGTTAAGTTAACATTAATACCATATTCCTTAAATTTCTCTATTTCTTTTAATGGGTCTTGGTTATCATCAAAGTCTAACATAAAGACTTGACAACCTACAAAGTTAGCGTTCTTCCTATGTTCACTATTAAGTATAGATGGAACGATAGTCTGACCGTTTGAGATTATGTCCCTTAATTCCTTAAAGTCAACCTCTTTAGTTTTGTATCCATTTTGTAAATTATAAGCATCAGTAGGTTTACTACTATAGCTTTTTGGATGTATTGATAATTTGAATTTCATATGCGTGATTTAATTGCAGGTGCAAACATACAACAAATATGTTGAATAAAAAAATAAATATAATAAAACTTTTATAATTAGTAGAATCTTTTTAAGATATCCTCCACAACTAACTGACAATCAGCCTTTGTGGCAGGCATATAGATTGCTCTTTTATCATTAGTTTGAAAAATAGTATTAAGAAACATCTTCCATCTTAATGGGAAGGACTGACTCATTCTTCCTTTTGCTTCAATAATAAATAAGTCTGATACGAAATCAGGAGTATAATAAATCTTACGAACCTTACTGTCTCCTATATTAGCAATTCCCTTCAGTCCTTTGCGTTTAAATAAGACGTTCTCCAAGTGAAACTCTGACATAAGTTCAAATACTTCACCTTCGTATTCAAAGTCGATTCCTGCTTCTTTAAGTAGCTTGTAGCAAGATATTTCTAATTGTGATGCAAACTTGATTCCATCATACACACCTCTTTTGCTATTTATCTGTTTTTTACCCATCATCTTATGTTTTTAATCAATCACGCCTTTTTAAGGAGGTATCACGCCTTTTTAAGGAGGTACATATATATATAACGTATATACACCTATTATTATTATAAACAACAAATATAGTACAGTAAAATAGTTTAAGCTTTTATTATTAGTCTGAACAACAAAGTAAGGATGAAGAACAGCATCGACACCCCTACTATAGTTAAATTTCTTTTATCTTCTTTTTTCATTATCTCTCTTTAATGTACCAAGCTGAATCTCTTTCCATTGTACAATTATTTCCATCAGTTAAGTTGATAACCTGCCACACTACAGAATCGTTTTGGTTTAGTACTATTGGGATTTGTCCGTTAAAATAAGCTACATCTCTTGCTTGTGCACCACCTTGTAAATTATTACATACTCTTGACTGAGAGAATACTTCTTGTGGATTAGTATTATTTTCTAATTTAACTAACACTATCGCATAAGTATCATTAGCAGTTCCGTCTAAAACAAAATTCCAAGATACAGTAAATTCTATAGGAGTAACCCCTAAATGCCTTAAC